GCCATTTTTTTCCGCATTTCTGCCAGATTCTCCTCAATTTCAATTCTCCGGTTTGCAGCCTTCAATCGTTCCTCATCTGATAAACTTACATTGCGGACAACATCTTCCAATTCCAAAATTTCCAGTCGAACATCAGCACTTGCCATTTGATAAGCACGATTTAATTCCTGTAAATTGTCAAGGATATACTGATATTCTCTACCAAGCCTGATAGCTTCTTTTAAGTTATTTTTGAATGTACTCCAGTCTCCAGTTGCTAATGTTCGATAGAATTCCTGTGTCGCTCCTTTCATTCCGCCCATAAATGCATCGTACTCTGTGCCTAATTTATCAGAAGTATCACGAACACTTTTTAGCTGTTTTATAAGCATATAAAACAAACCAGCACCGCCTGCCATTCCCAACATCGGTAAAAGTGTTGTTTTGATACCAGCTAAAGAAGTGTTCATAACATTCACACCTTTTGCAGATTCATTAAAAGATTTATCTACACGCTTGCCTTCTTGGGTAACATTTTTACTGAATTTTTTAGCCTCATTTTCGCCTTTTTTAAAACCAGTTTTGAGTTTTTGTATATCAACTCCTGCCCCAAAGTATAAATTTCCGCCTGAACTTTTTGCAGCCATTACAATAGAAAATTTTTAAAATCTTCAACCGTCTCCAACTCCTTACCGACTTTCATAGATTTTTTGTCGAAATCATACTGAGGCAAATCAGCAATCATTAACATCAAATTCACCCATGAAATCCCCCACATTATATATCGCGGCGAAAATCCTAATTCTTTGGAGATTTTTCCGATGGTTCCCCAAATTGTTTTTTCGGGGATGTATTTGTCCGATCCACTATCTGAATCCCCTTGACCAATGCCGTAATGAAAAAAAAATCACGTGCATTCATCTGACTAATGACCACAGTCATTAAATCATGAACCTCTTTTATTGATAAATTCCATAGGAAAAGATAATATACCGGGTATGTGAATAATCGAATCTTTACAGGACTGTTCAATACAGCCAATGCAATACATTTAGCTATTGCCCTTACATTGTCTGCCTTATCGAACATTTCCCAAAGGATTTCTTTTTTATCGGAAACATCCTGAATTTTCAACCGTTGTTTTGATAAATACAAAATAGTACCAAGGCGTAAAGGCTTTATTGTAAAAGGTACATTCAATTTAACACCAAACACCCTGGTAACTATTTTAAATTCTACACCCTTATCCAAAAGAGTGTCTAAAGCTTTATTTTCCTGACTTTTCATTCTTCAACCGGTCCAATTTTATAAGCTGGTGTATCAGCTAATGTTGGAGCCGTAGCTACAACCTTAATCACGACTTTTCCCAAATCATCTTTGGTAAGCGGCCAGTCAATAGACGCACTGACCTTTCCCCTGACAATCTGAATTTTAACATCCTTTTTGGTAATTACTTCAACAGATTGTTCGATTTCAGGAGCTACATCAGGAGACTCCCAGTTACCGGAAGCTTCATCAACAGTACCTCCCAATACCCTTATTAATGTATCTGGTGTCAAATCCACAATCGAAAACGCCAAAACAGCTTTACCTTTTTTTCGTGTCACTTCAATCGGATCATCATGTTCCTCTGAATGAAATTCTACCTCTTCATCTTCCTCCTTAACAAAAGAAGCCGTTCCTTCATAGGTATTACCGTCGCCAAGAAGTGTAAGGGCTGTACCCATTCCACCTTCCTCAGCAACATCACCCATCTTCACGGATTTTAACCCAAACGATCTTAACTCTGCCATTTTATTATACTTTTAATTATTTAACATAACTACTTGCAGTCGTAAATTCACGTAGTGTCGGTTGTTCTCGATATCTGGTATAATTGCAGTATCACCTAAAAAAATATGAATGTCCTCATTGCTCCGGGAAACCGGGAGAATTTGAATTATTTCATTTACCAATTGTTTTAACCGTCCGTTATTCGGAGTGCCTACAACAATGTCTTTAACAAAAATATTGACATTGACATTAGCCAACTGCAAAATAACATTCGGTATAGCCAAAGCATTGATCTCAATAAACTCATCCTCATCGACATCAATAGGCTTTGCAAACTGGTAAATACCACCGGTTAACGATAGCACTGCATTATCCAGTTCATTTTTTACCTTTTCTATGGCATCAAAACCCGTCATCGTATTTCTGAAAAAATTTGCTTTAATTCAACCAATGCCATGTCAGATTGAACTGAAATAACATTATATCCCCTGCTTTCTACCTCCGCAGCGTAATCCATCCCCGCAACTCCATAAAGCATTAATCCCTCGTCAGAACTTACATCCCTAAAAAATTGCTTTGTAACATTTACACCTGTATTCCTGTCAGTACCTTTGTCAGACCGGTAAACTACCTCTTCGATTATCTTCCCGTTTTTTGTAATCACATAGCCAATCGAACTTCTCAGGTTCCCGGTAACATCGCCAAAACCACCTTGCTCTTTTGTCATTGCCCTGGCCTCTTTAACAAACCCTTCACCTACAAACTTCATAGCTTCAATAAGCCTGTTTTCAGCCTCCTCATATCTGCTCATCGCAAAAGCATCAATATCAGCATTAGTGAATTTTGGTCTTAAACGCCCGTCATGTTTTGTTAAAACAATATCAGACCCCACAGGCAAAATGACAGAAGTATTAGGCATATAAACATTATAATCATAATATTTTTCTGCCCCGTCCCCGGTTTTGATAATCGCATTTGCTTTATTCGGCTCACCCCTGCAATCACTTTCAAAAACAACAGGATCAGGCTGTACCCAATTATTATTTTCATCCTGATACGGCCTTTCCTGAATGTTTACCGAAATATGATCGGGATATTGCGTTACCATACCTTAATACTCGAAATAACAGATTTGAATGGATTACTGACACCATGTTTTTCATACAAACCAGAGGCAATCTCTTTTAACTCCTTTTTTTCAGTCAATGAAATTGAATACCCACCTTCTGAAATATTTGGAGCTGTTATCAGAATATGCAAAGCATCAGCCGTAGCCAGTTCAAACGCTTTATAATTATCTGAACTGTATGTGTCTGAATCGGTCAACCCCCTATCCGTTAAAACCTTTTTAAAAGAATTGTCGGGTAACGGGTATATAACCTGTGCCTTTATCGCCTCTAAATTTGTCATGATCAACTGCAATTTGAAGGGAGATCAGAAACCTTCTCTCCCTTCATCGCCACCAAATATCAATAACCAACCAACATTTATTCAAGCACAGTAAGCAAGTACATCGAATCCACAACCTCCAATCCAGGAAACGCATTTATTTCTACCTGCGTAAACTCTGCAAAAGGATGTGCTTGTGACCACTTGCTTATCAACGCTCTATTGAACGTAGCATAAGAAATCCCATCCACCGGACGTAACTGTTCAATCGAATAAGCATTATGAATAATGCCTAAACCACCGACAGGAACAAAAGAAACCACCGTTTCATCAAACGGCCTGATTGGATCAATTACCCCGTTCTTTTCAACGCCAATAACTTCATTGACAATTTCAATTACCGGCATTTGATTCGACCGCAAATATTTGTTAATTTCTTCCAGCGTAGGAACTCCTTTATAATCTACACCGTACAGATACTCTTTAATTTGAGTACAAGCCTGCAAAGCCCAAAATACGGGCAATGACATCAGCATTTTACCAACACTAAGGCCCTTACCCTGCAATTTCTTAATAACATCATGAATATCATCAATTGGAGTTGCAGTTTCTTCTTCACTCCAAGGAGTACCAACATCATCTTTCTGATCGCTCGGAAGCAAAAGATCAATTTCGTCATAAACAACGCCATCCGGGTTATTCGTTTCCGTAACGGTAATTTTCCCGGTTGATACAGCCTCCAAACACATCATATCAATTTTCTTCATAGCGGAATCACCGCTTTTTTTCACATCACCCCAAATCAAATCCAGTATTTGAGTTTTTGCACCGAGAACATTCATGTTCTGTAAAGCCAACCAAGTCCTGATATCCGATTCTTTCAGTTTGAATTTTTCCTTAATAGCAGGAACTTCACCGGAATATTTTTCAAGGCTCGGACGGCCTCTTAACGGAGCATCTGAATCCCGATCGACAATAGATGCAGCAGCTTCGATCCTGCTACGTCCTACGGCTGTCATATATGTCAGCTCGATTGTCGGAGGGGTGAAACTAAAATATTTCTGAAACCATGTAGGCGCGAATTTATCAGCCCTACTGTCGATAATCATCTGCAATTTCTGAGCATACTTACCGAAAATCGACATAATCCTTTTATCTTGTGCCATAACTTAACCCTCCTATTAATAGCTTTCTGAAAAAATGATTAACGGCAAAGCATCCTCAACCTCTGAATGAATACCATTTACAACTCTTTTCTTATAAACCGTTCCACGCAACACAACAGCACAGGTTACATTATCTTCAACTTTTACATTGTCAAAAAGCAAACCTTTAGGTGTTACATGCAAGGCTCCATCAGTTTCACCGGTGGCAGAACTTTTGAAAATTACATCCCCGACGCTCAAAGCAACTCCAAGCGCGGTTTCAAGAGTAACCAAATCATAATTATCATTTGAAGTATCAATTGCTGAAAT